ATTTTTAGCAATTGGTATGTTACCAAAGGCAAGGATCCTAATGGCAATGATATTCTAGTACGTGTGCCTATCATGTATGGTGACAGTAGTAGACAAGCAAGTACAATTATCGCTAACAACAGTGCAAGTAATTTACCAACAGCACCTCTAATTACCTACTATATTAGTGGATTAGAGTATGACCAACGTAGAACACAAGAGCCTACATTCGTTGATAAAATTAATGTTCGTCAACGTGCATATGATAGCGAGACACAAAGTTATGAAACTACACAGGGACAGGCATTCACAATTGAACGACTAATGCCTGTACCATATACATTGCGTGTCACTGTTGACTTTTGGACTACAAACTATCAACAAAAACTTGAATTGATTGAGCAATTGGGAACACTATTCAATCCTGCATTAGAAATTCAAAGCACTGATAACTTCGTTGACTGGACTTCACTTAGCGTAGTATTCCAAGATGGATTAACATTTACAAGTCGTAGTATTCCTGTTGGTACAGGCAATCCTATTGACGTAATGACATGGAAGTTCTATATGCCCATTTGGATTAGCACAAGTGCTAAACTGAAAAAGATGGGTGTTATTCAAAAGATTATTGCAAGTATCTATAAAGGCAAAGCATATCAAGATGTGCAAGATGAAGATTTATTGCTAGGTACTCGTCAAAAGATTACACCATATGGATATAAACTACTATTGATTGGTAACAGATTGCAATTGTTACCTGCAAATGAAGCATTCTATCCACCTAATACAAATCTGAATAATCCAACAACACCTGACACTACTTTATATTGGTCAAGTTTGTTGAACGTGTATGGTAAAGTAAAGCCCGGTATCAGTCAGATTTGGCTACAGAATCCATATATGGATGATGATATCGTAGGTACATTTGTACCTGACCCAATCGATGACAGATTCTTAATCTATGATATCGATCCTGACACATTGCCACAGAATACATTAGACCCAGTTGATAGTGTTATCAATCCATTAATGGCAGGTCCCAATGCAGGATTGCCAGGACCAACTCCGGGTAGAAGATATCTTATCGTAGAGAATATTGGTAGCGAGGGTTCTAGCACAGTAGCCTGGGGTGATTTAGTTGCTAACGCTAATGACATTATCGAATATAATGGTACAGAATGGGTAGTCGCATTTGACAGCCAAGCAGCAACTACTGTAGAATTCGTAACTAACATTACAACTAATTTACAATATCGCTATGTTCCACAAGAACAAGTTTGGATGAAGTCATACGAAGGATGGTATGACCAAGGTGATTATAGTATCGTATTATGACAAGTGTTTCAGCAGGGGTGTTCTTTTATAGTTCTTCAACTAAAAGATACCTCTATCTATTAAGAGCAGATAAACAGAATCCCACATGGAGTATCCCCGGTGGTAAAATCGAAAAGGGAGAAACACTGTTAGAGGGTATCGAACGTGAATGTGAAGAAGAGATGGGTTACTTTGACCCTGAGATGAAGTTGATTCCCATTCAAAAGTTTATTAATGGTAACTTCACGTATCATACATTCTTCTGTCAAGTAAAAGAAGAATTCATTCCAGTACTAAATGATGAACATCTAGGTTATGCTTGGGTAGGAGATAACTTGTATCCTAAGCCATTACATCCTGGATTGTTTAGTACAGTCAATATCGACATTGTAATTGAAAAATTGCAGTCACTCATAAAATAATAGGGGCCGAAGCCCCTATTATCTAGTTTACATCCCTAATAGTTTTGCTATTGCGGGCCAACCTAATGCTCCTATAACGACACCTGCACCCATCAACATCCATCTCCACTTTTCTAAAGCAGAAATCTTTGATGCCATGTCTTTGTGTGCGGCTACGTTTGCATCTTGAAAGCCTTTAAGTAGTGACTGAGTACTTTCAGTTTGCTTTTGCATGTCATCACGCATGTCCTTCATGTCAGTTTTAAGTTCATCGACTTTTTCATCTAAGTTCTTAAATTGAACCTGAAGGACAGCAATCTCGGTCTCAGCCTGCTTAAGTGTTTGAACATTAAGAGGACTGGCCATTTTCTATTACGCTCCTGTAATAGTAACGAGTGGGTAAGGCTGACCGTTAGCAGCATTAGCAACAGCAGCAGCGTTGAATGTTGTATACACTGGAGTTGCGTTTGCGAGAACTAGATTACCCTCAACTGGTGTGTCGCCAGTATTTGAGTTATACAATTCTGCGTTGTGGTCGCTTAGACTCAATACGTATGCAGTTGCAGCGTTAGCAAATGTTGCTGTGATACTGCAAGTGTTTGGTAGTAAGTTTGCCTTGTCTGTATCGATAGTATATACAGCACCAGTAATACCTGTTGTTGTACCCTTTACTAGATACTTTGACTTGCCCTTTTGACGAACGATGTAACCATCTTCTGGAGTTGCACTTACAAAAGGAACACCATTTACGTTAGCAGCGGCATTAGCAGCGAATGTTGCAAATGTTGCGTTAGCGTTTGCGATATCAGCGATTACACCTAAGAATACACCTTGGTCAGTTGTAATAACATCACCATCTGATAATGTGTTTGCAAAGTCAGTTCCAACACCGTCAAGATTTGGACTATTGCTTAGAGTAACAACAGTACCTGTACCTGCTACACCAAATGCAACACCAACTGATACTTGATTACCAATGATTGCAACGTTACCACCTACTACTGAGTAAGTGTTTGCTGAACCGGCTGGATTGTTGAAATATAAGTCTACTGGAGCAACGGTTGCTGCTACAGTCTGTGCTGAAGTTGTTGATAGGTTAACAGGGGTATATGTTGGGTTAGCATTCAATGGTGTTGCTGAAACAGTGAATGTGTTTGCAGTCAATACCTGAAGAATCCAATAAGTTGTACCTGCAACTAGACCACCAATATTGCTTGCTGGAATGAATGGCATGCCAGCGATAATACCTAATGTGTTCAAGTTTGCTGATGTTGTTACTACTTCTGTTGTTGCGTCAGTACCTGTCAATGTAATGACAGCCTGCGCTTTAGCGATTTTTAGTGGTCTACCCATTTTGTTTCTCCTTTGAAATTTAGCGAGTTCTAGTCGCTACGCGGTTGGGATCCGCATAAACTCTCCCCATGAGAGCGTACAAACTATTTATCTTTATTACGTAATTTCTTCTAGTCTGATTATCTTCTTACCTGTTGCGCTAAAGGGTTTGACTATTTTTTTTTGTGGGCATAAACTACATTGTGGAATAGAACGTGCGTTGATTAAATTATCTATAAAACTATCTAATTGTTCTGTAGTCCAATCATGTTCAGCCGGTTTATAGTCGTATATTAATGACTTTTGCTTTTCACTCAGTTCTACTTTAAACTGATTGATAAAGTCCGGTAGAATTCCAATTGGACCACATTTATATAATTTGCCTTTAATAAAATGATGACATGTTTTAAAGTCACAGACAGCAAATGCTAATTCAGGATTACTATCATGTAGTGAAACAGTGTTATTAATTTTGTCATATCTTAATGTGCTTTCCTTAAAAGTCCATGCCGGATTAAATTGTACCTGTATTCCGTTACTGTCAGTAATTCTAGTATTTTCGTGATAATGAATTTTTTCTGTTTTTATCCAACCTTGTTCTTGATTTTGCAATTCGTATGTGAATGGAGCCTTAAGAAAAGTATGAATTTCTTCTATTTTGTCTTTTAATGATTTAGGTGTATGATGATTAACTTCCAAATATAGTCGCCCACCGTACTTTAACAATTCATCATATAAGTTTTCATATCTGTCTAATTGAGTTCCATTGGTAATTATAACTATTTTTGAGTTAGTCCATAATGCAGCAATACCATTAACCCAATTGAATACATCGGGATTTAATAAGGGTTCACCACCAAGTATACCAATAGTTTCAATATCAATTATTTTAGACCACTTGATGTAATCTTGTTCGTAATCACTATAATTGTAATGTCCCTTAAAAGTATAGTTGTTAAATCTATTACAATTAGTGCAGTTTAAATTACAAACATTGGTGATATAAAATTCAGCGTATTTTAATTTATACATGCAAATATCATGGTGCTAGTTTCCATGGACGCCCTTGTGCAGGTAATAATGCTCTGTCTGCCCATGTAGTGAAAACATTGTACTGTCTATAATATGGTTCACCCACTGCACTACGAATAGGTTCACTGACATACAATAATTTCAAACTTGCTTTTGCTTCTTGCAATGTCAAACCCTGTGCGATTGCTAAAGCAGGTGCTTCTGTCTCAATATAATCATTCCAGTTATCATAGCCCATGGGGGTTGGTGGTAGTGCCATTATAGTCTCCCTACGACAACTTCAATGATGCCGTCACTGCCTTCGTAATCTTGTAGTGCTTTACCAATAACAG